TGGCTGGCCCGAGCATACGAGACAAGATCATTCCCCGGATGCTCTTTGTACAGGTGATAGGCAACCGGCATTCCCCACGCATTCTTTTCAACACCATGCACAATATTCTGATTCTGCCCTTGTATATCAAACGGCAGATAGTCAGCCTCGATCAGCTCCAGCGAGTAAGGCACCTCAGATGAATGCGATAAATCACTCCGAGTTCCACGGATATGCTGCGTCAACACTTCACCGTCTCGCAACCATGCCCGGCATAATAACCGTTCAACCTCATTGCCCGGCATTTCCCGCGTGACCTCGGGACGCCGCCAGAATTCAGTCCATAACGCCCGCAGGTCTTTATTCAGTTTTTCGTGTAGCTTGCCGCCCTTGGTCGAGACCATCGGCTCAATCGTCAAGCCCGTGCCTATTATGCGGTCACACAAAACATCCAGAATACCGATGGCAATGTCATGATTTTCATCAAGGTATCGGCACCACGCCCGCAACTTCGACCCGGCGTTATTCATCACGGCATCGCCGGAATATCCACCATTCTTTATGGCCTTGTGATGGCTAGATTGTTGCGCCGCGTCATAGATACGAACCATCGCCCGCGCCTTGGCACGTTTTAAAGCCCAGGTCGGCGCAACCGTGGATATGACTTGTTCGATGTTCACCGTGGACTAGCCCCAACCACCTTGGAACGCTTCACAGTAACCTTCGGCTTTTTTAACGCTGCGATTATATCCTTGACCACGTAAGCATCCAGCTCAACTGTCTGGTTGAACTCAGGCCGGCCACGACGCGGCGCGGTCTCAAGAATTGAAATCACTTCTTTCAAGTCCATGTCGCCAGCCTCACATTAGGATCGCCCGTTACCCCGGCAGATGCCGCCTCTAACTGCGCAACCTCGCGCTCCAGCTTGACGATAGACTCCTCGATTAGATCAAGATTTTCAGTCGTAACAGACCGCGATCCAGCCGATGTATCCACCCGAACGGATTTACCCTGCCAGACATCTCGCCGCGCTTGGTACGCTAGATCAAGATCGGCCTGAGCCTGCGCCAGTGTTCTCGCCATTTATAATCCCCTGCTCTCAAACGGGCTAACCGCCTGCATTCGTTTAATAGTTTGCGCCTTGACGGGTACCATAACCCCAGTGTCCTCATCAATCACATGATCTTGTAACCTTACGCCGAAATGCGCCTGCAGGATTCTAATCATCGCCAGATTGCCTACCCTGCAATCCAGCGCCTCGTTCCTGCGCTTGCCGGCATCCCAGATGAAATAGGGAACGCCGTATGAAAACTTCCTGACCTTCCTTTCTGCCGTCGCCTGCTTGAAATAATCCTCATCATAAGAATCAGCGACAGGGTAATGACAATATCCAGCACCAGGATCAACAATGTCATAACGACTATAAATCAGTTCCTTGGCCGTGTCCGTGCCGATCATGGTGTGATAGACACCGTTCTTGTTCCGCTTACGTGGGAAGTTAGCGATCGGCTGATTGCGCTGACTATGCCCCTTGGTCGGGACATAATTGCGAACCCCGTGCCGCTTGCAGAACTTGTTGACCTCATCAGTGTAGTGACCGCCGGAGTCAATCCCCGCCAATCGAACACCACGCAACGTCCCGTCCTCATCAGCAAACTGACGACGGAACTGCTCTACCAGTCGATCCCACAATAACGGCCGGCCAGGGTCACCGTATAACCTGACATAATCCAGCGACCACGACTCCTCCTGATAACCCCAACCGCAGAACTCAATCTCTAACCGGTCGTCCTGGCAATCAGCGTAGGCGGTAATAACCTGAACGCCTTGCGGAACTTCCGCACGGTAATGCTCGCGGCGGCGATACAACTCTGTCGGTTCTATGGATTCTTCTGCCTCATCAAAGGTTTCACCCAACGCCGTATTCACCCACGTTTTTAACGTATCCGGCGCGCCCTTCGCCTCAACGAAGGCAGTCACCATCTCTGCAAAAGTCACCCACGGGGAATAGATTTCATTGATGTGAAACCCGCGAATCGCCTTACCCGGATACCGGGATCGCCACTCGCCACCCCGCAACATATGCATCTTGTCTGAATCAGTAATCACCCCGGCACAATGCTCGCAAACGTAGTGCGCCGTATCTGGCCGGTGTGGCTTTGTATCCCACTTGATCCCGTGCGGCTCAGTAGGCCCACCCCATTTCAGCGTCTGGAACTCTTCACAATGCGGACACGGCACCCAGTACTGGTCCATGGTGGACCCGTTGTAACTGGTTTCAATTCTTGAGGCATCTTTCACAGTCGGGGTCGATACCTCGATACTCTTTCGATTCCAGAAAGTCGTTGACCGCTTCCGGCCCAGGTTTACCGGATCGCCCTCAGTCCCTGCAGATGCAGGAAACCGATCAACCTCATCAAACAAAGTAACCCTGACAGGCCTGGACGCGAGACTGGCCGCGCTGTTAGCGCCGGCTATGGTGATATGCCCACCGGTAAATACTTTGTGCAATACAGTGTTGTCTGAATCCCTGGAGCGTCTATCGGCGACTTTTCCTTTTAGTCGAGGGGTATCCCTCAACATCGGTGCCAACCGGTCTTTCGACCACGCTTTGCCCATATCCAGAGTGGGCTGGACCATCAACATCGGTGCCGGATCTTGGTCGATATAATACCCAACAATATTATTAATGACTTCTGTACCGCCGGTCTGTGCCGACTTCATAAATACAACGGTTTCGGTCGCAGCATCTGAAATAGCATCCATGATGCCTTCCAGATACGGCGCCCTGCTTGTCCTCCACTTCCCCGGCTCTGCACTACTTTCAGGACTTAACCGCCGGTGCCGGTCCGCCCACTGGCTTATTGTCAGGTCCGGTGGTGGCGACCACAGCTTCATCCTCGCTGCCATCCAAGTAACGATGCGGGTCTCTGCTTTTAAGGTCATTCAGTGATTCATGCACATAAGTTTTCAATACGCCCTCAACCTCGGCCACCGTCTTGCACCCTAATACGTGAGGCGCTGCCTTCGTCGGAATCGCCAGCAGGGATAGGCGGGAATCCTCAATCATTTTGTCAATGGGTCGTGCAAGCTCCTTGCCTGTAAAGACATCACGCCGTAGGCGCTTATTTTCCATACCGGTCTTATCTGCCTGCTCCTTGGCTAACCGGGCGCGCTCGGCTGTGAGGTCCAGATCGTCGCCAGCGTCCTGCTTTGAATAGCGCCACTCCACCACCTCGGGCAGATAGAACATCAGATATTTAGCCTGCTTTTCACAGGGACAACCACGGGCAACCCAACCATCCAGCGCCTGCGGAGAGACTCCGAAAAAGGCCGCTGTAGTCTTCTTGTTTACCTCGAACTCAATTAATCGTTTCACAACAACAACTTATAGACGACCAGAAACTGACTAAATAATGCGCTGCCGCGAACCCTCGTAGCTCCGGCCAGGGAGTACCTTTTCGTTATCATCTTGTCCTACGCAATTCAAAGCTCATCTCCTGCTTAAACACCACACCGAACCTGCGCAGTGCCACCCGTTGCAGGCTAGTTAATGTCCTGATGAATGTCTTGCGAATACTGGGTCCATGTACGCCGGTCACCCCGCTGGGTTTACTAGGGTCACGCTTGTAAACCAATAGCTTGCTACTATTCTTTCCTCTACCAATAAACGTGCCGCGATAAGTCTTTGAACCACCCCATGCTTTTGATTTAACACCGGGTTTCTTACGCCACGCTCTGGTCGTTTGCTTGCCCTTGGATACCCACTCAATGATATTAGTGGTTGCCCGCAATGCCTTAATCGACCAAACGAAGTAATGACGATTGGCTTTTCTTATCTCAAGTTTGCGCTTTATGAAGGCAGCAGGTAGTTTTGTCTCAGCCTTTATGGATTTGGCGGCCTGGGTAGTGACTGTCCTACCTGTCTTGTTAAGTGTGCGCACCGTGGCCCGTGGTATCGCCTTTCGCTGTACCGCGTTCAGATACCGAGTGGCCTCTCTGACATCAGCCCGCACATCTATGCTAATCGCCATGTACAGCCCCCAATACAGGATCACGGGCATAGCCGTATATCCGCTTATTCTGGTCGGTGTTCAGCAGTGTGGTACCCGCAGGCACCCGTACCCGTACACCACAGGCTCTCAGGAATCCGACCCAATATTCGCAATTGGCCCGAT